AGCGGTTGCACCAACAGCGAAAGCACACAGTGGTACAGCAAACGATTTAGACGTTACAGCAGAAAGTGGAGCAGTTACAATAGCGGGATCTCCTAGCACGGATGAGGAAGTTTATTTCCAAATAACAAGAGACGTATCGGAAGATTCATTAACTGCCGATGCCAAACTATTAGGTATTAAAATATTCTTCACTACTGATGCTGCTAACGACGCATAATAGGAGGAATATATGAAAGAGTTTAAACTCGAACCAACAGTAACAATAAAAAAAAATAAAAAATCTAGTAGACCTAAAACTAGAGGTTTTGGATATCAAGTATTAGGTTTTGGTTCTGGAGGTGGAGCAGCACCTGTAGCTATGGATTTTTTAATTGTTGCTGGAGGAGCAGGATCCGTAAGCATAGGTGGAGCTGGAGCTGGCGGTTTTAGAACCTCTTTTCCTGGTGGAACACAATTAGAATTTGATGCTAACTCCTCTTACAACGTTACAATTGGCGCTGGTGGTTCTTCAAACTCAAGAGGACAAGATTCAACTTTTCAATTTGGCACTGGCCAATCTTTATCAGCGAGTGGTGGTGGTAGAGGGGGCACACCAACAACATCTCCCTCTGTTCCAGATAAAGATGGTGGATCAGGCGGCGGTGGAAATAATAGTGGTTCCCCTGATGGTGAAGGTGGACAAGGAAACAGAGGAGGTTTTTCACCACCTGAAGGAAACGGTGGAGGAAATGGAGCACACTTTCCAAGTCCCGGTGGAGGAATTAATGGCGGAGGCGGAGGCGGCGGAGCCAATGAAGTTGGTACGCGTACTGCTCTCCCTGTAGGTCCAACCACTGGAAGAGGTGGTGATGGATCACCTTCAACTATAAGTGGATCTGATGTAACAAGAGCTGGTGGTGGAGGAGCTGGGATGTCAGGCAACCCTGCTCAAATGGTATCACAAGGCGGCGCTGGAGGCGGCGGTGGAGGAAATTTTGGTCCGATGGCAGGACAATCTGGTCAGGCAAACACTGGCGGTGGAGCTGGTGGCGGAGGCGATGGCGGACATAGTGCTGCAACTGGCGGATCTGGTGTTGTAATATTTAGAGCACCAAGCGCTACAACTTTAACTGTAACTCCGGGAACAAATCAAACTTCAACAGCACCTGGCGGAGAAAAAATAGCAACATTTACTGTTTCAGGAACTATAACGGCAGCGTAATATGGCACACTTTGCAGAAATAGATAATAATAATAAAGTATTAAGAATTGTAGTTGGTTGTAATGCAGATGTTGATGCTAATGGTGGAGATCAATCTGATACAGCCGCAGAGCATTTTAAATCAATAGTGCCTTTATCAGAAAATGGTGTTAAATGGGTTCAAACATCTTATAACAATAATTTTAGAGGTAATTTTGCAGGTGAAGATTATGAATGGGATGAAGCTAATAATATTTTTTGGCCTCTTCAACCTTATGCCTCTTGGACAAAAGATGTAGCATCGGCACAATGGGTTTGTCCTATAACTAAACCAGTTTGGACCGAAGAAGAAATGGCAGCTGCACACTCTATAAGATGGGATGAACCAAATCTTAGATGGGTTAAAGAAACCACTATCATTGATGATAATGGAGAGTTTACTAGATGGGTTTGGGATCCAAATACTTCTTCTTATGGTGCAGGAGTAAAATTTTCTTAAATATAATTAACGTTTAATACTAATCTATATTCAGTATCTGTATGTGTAGTTCCCATATGTTTAATTGATGAATTAAATATTACGGCTCTATTTTCTACGCTTTTAACAGATTTTTTATTTTCAAAAATTGTTTTACCATTATTAGTATTAAAATAAATAATAGCCGTTTTAGATTTAATTGTAGTGTCTGCATGAAATTTTGATTTTAAAATTTTATCAGTTTTCCAAGTTAAATTAAATTTAGCTCTTATAATTTTTTTTGCTTTTAATTTTAAAAGAACCATATCCACTAAATGACTAAAAGAACTATTTAATTCACCATTTCTCCACACAACGTGAGTAAACTGCACTTGACCATCTCCAAGGGTAACTTTATAATGTTGAAAGTACCAAGGAAAATTAGTATTTAAAATATCATTTTTAATTTTATTAAATTCTTTTTCTTCTAAAAAGTTATCTATTACTTTCATAATTTATTATTTTTAATATTACTTGGTAAACCTAAATGAGGTCTACCATCAAATAAATATTTTTTAGAATTTTTAGTTTTTTTATTGTTATAATGTAAAAACACTTGTGAACAAAGTTCTCCTTCAAATTCATCTCTCCAATGTTCTAATTGACAACCTTTATAAACCAACATGTCTCCTGGTTTTAAATCTACTTTAATGCCTTTTTCACCAAGTTTTCCAGATGGTTCTAAATATATAGGCCACGGATCACCACCTAAATTAATGGTGGTAGATACTTCACAACTAGGTCTATCCTTATGTCTTTTTAAAACATTACCTTTATTATAAATTCTAGCATAAGAATATGAAGGGTATAATTTTAATTTTGTAATTTTTTCCATTATTGGATGAACTTTTAACAATAATGTTTCCATAACAATATCAGCATAGTGAGAGTAAGCGTCAGGAACTTGAGGATCATTCCAAGAACCTGTTATAATATAATGTTTTTTATTTTCAAAATAATCGTTCTTATGTAGTGTATATGCTGCAGTTCTTTTCATTAAAAAATATTTGAAAATAAAATCCGTTAACTCTGGACTAATTACTTGTTCAATTACAACAAATTTTTTTTTTGCAAAACTCATAATATTAAATAATCGGATGCCTCTTTTCGTCCTACCTCTCCTTTTAACCAAGTGTTAAAAGATAAACTAATTCTTATATCATCTTTTGTATTTGGTTCTACACTATGATTTAATTTTGAAGGAAAAATAAGTAACTTACCCTGCTCTACAGGTATATGATAAGTCGTGCAATTAAAGTCTCCCCACTTAGTTCTTTCATTGGATGGAACAATCATATTATAATTTTTATTATTATTAAATGTAATATAGTGACATTGAGGATCAGCTTTAATATATAAAACTCCTGATAAAAAAGAATTAGGATGAAAATGATCATGGTGAGATTGACCTTTTTTAGAAAAATTTAACCAAGATTGAGTAACATAGACTTTTATACTATCACAACTATATACTTCCAATGCGTATTCAGATAAACATTTTTCAATTTGTATTTTAAGTTTTTTAAATATTTTTTTATCCAATATATTTTTATCCTTTGAAATATTATTAAAAAAATTTTTTATAGCAGAATCTTGTTGTTGCATAATAAATTTTAACTGTTCTTTAGATATGTCACAATAATGTTCAGTGACACATGTAGGAAATAAAGGGTATAGTTTTTTAGTCATTTTAATAACACCATGTTACAAAAGAATATCTTGTTCCTTGATTTATGTTTTTAACTTGATGTGGATATAAAAAACAACTAGGAAAAACAACAAGGTCTCCAGTTTTAATTTTAATTAACACGTCATTTATAAAAAAATTACCACCTTTAAAATTATCATTTAATAAACCCACTATCGATAACACAGGTATCCCTTTTTCCTTGCCATCAAATATACTATAAATATGGTCAAAATGTTTTTTTATATTTGTATTTTTAGTATACCTATTAAATCTAATTTTAGAAAACCTTGTACATAAAAATTTTTCTTCACCAACAAATTTTTCATATTCTTCAATAGTTTTAATAATAAAAGGTGTTAATATATTTTGTGTTTCTTCATAACTTTTTAAAACATCAAATTCTTTATTTTCAGTGCTAAGTTTATTATCTGCATAATTATACCACTTATGTTTAGACCAATCTTTTTTATTTATTTTTTTAATAATACTTTTACAAATATTATTAGGTATAATGTTTTTAACCATTATAAAATCTTTTATATTTTTCATAAATTATTTAAAAGGAAATCCAGTGAGCCACATTACTAATGAATTTCTTAATCCTTTTGTTACTGGAGTAACTCTATGTCTTAAAAAACTAGGAAATACGACTATAGATCCTTTTGGTTTTATTTCATTACAAACATGAAGATATTTTTTTCCAGTTCTAGCATCAAAAGTTTCAAATTCAAGATTTCCACCTTTGTAATTTTTAGGATTAGTTAATGACACTATTACTGATAGTTTTCGTATTCTACCATTTTCATAAGGTGTATTCCAAGTATCACAATGCCAATCGTAATGTTGATTTTTTTTATAATGTGTAAATTGAATTGACTCTGCTTGATCAACTTCAAAATTCCAACCTGCATTTTTATTGGCTCCTGCAACATAGGGTTCAATTATATTTTTTATTTTTTCGTCTCTTATCCAAACGATAGATGAGTTTCTGTATTTTTTTAAATTTAATAAATCTTTTCTATCTAATTTAGATTTAGATTTTAATATTTCTCTTTCTGTTCCAGTTGTAGCTTTTCGACTTTTTTGTTTTAGTGCCCATAAAACAATTTTATCACATTGCTCTGAAGAAAGCACAGAGGGATAATACCAATAACTATAGTCTAATAACATTAATCAAAAACTTTGTATGATAAATTAAAGGAAATACCATATTTAGGTTTAAAAGTTTTGTTTCTTTTTGCTGAATGTTTTAAGAAAGAAGAAAAAACAGCAAAAGATCCTTTTTGAGGAGTCACTTCTTCTCCTATTTCGGAAAATATTAAAGATTGTTCATTGTTATTTAAATAAATAACTCCAGATAAAAAAGAAGGATCGTGTGCGTGTTTTACAGTGTAATCTGCAAAAGTCTGTCTAATACCCCAAGCATTTGATAGACTATAACTAGTTGTTTGAGATATTTTTAATAAATCTATTTTATCTAAAATGGGCATTAATAATTTTAAAAATTCTACATCATTCATAAAATAAGTCCATGAAGTCATATCACTTTTAACATTGGTTTTATTGCTAGTTTTTTCGCTAATACCTTCGTCTATTTTAGACATAAAATATTTAGCATTTAAATTTAATGTGCCTTTAAAAAAGGTAAAAGGTCTTTGCATAGTTCCCTGTATTTCTTTATTTATTTTCATTATCTTTCTTGATTTCACAATGAATATATAGTAAAAAATATGTAATAAGTCAATATTAGTTTATGGAAAGCAAAGAGTTAGAAAAAAAAATAATAGAGTTAGAGATGGTTATCAAAAATGAAGTCCTTATAAATAAGGAGTTTAAAATTGAAAACGCTAAAATAAAATTAGAGGTTAATTCTCTTATGAAAATTAACCAAGATTATGCTCAAAAAATAGCACAACTAGAGCTTCTCATAGACCAGATGCA